CCAGAGGCGACTGGATACTCTAGAGCTGTTTGCAAATTAAGAGTATTCTCATTTTTTAAAAGATCAATCTTATACTCCTGCACTATCTCTAAAACTTGCGTTTCTTGCGCTGCATTAAGGTTACTCAATAAGTCCCTGACTACAGTTGTACTGTCATAATTCTCTGCGATCATCAAGGTATCATCTGAAGCCAAGACCACTCCATTAAATAGATCCCCAATAGATAGCGCTTGCTGTCTAAAATATGCTTTCATAGTTAGAATGATTCTGCTAGTAAGTTTAATTGTACTAATACTTTTGTAGGTTTCCCTATTGTAGCTCCAGAGTTTTGCAAGGCTATCCCTGCGCGCCCAGAGGTAGTCGCATTCCCCGCGGCAAATCCTAAATCTTGATTTACTCCTGCAATTTTAGCACTGACATACTCCCCGACTGCTATAGCCTCCCCAAAATCAACAAACTGCTGATTCCCTACAGCCACAGCCACAAAGTCACGGGCCACATCAATGCTATCTCCTATCTCTACAATTACACCATAGGTCTGATTCTCATTTGCTGCATCTGTCGGATAAGTGAGCGCAGGATAAGCGACTCCTGAAACTGTAAAAAAGCTGTTAATATAGACAAAACGATCAACTAAAAGAGGAGTCTGTCTTATTGCTACTTTCTTTGTAGGAGACAACCAAAGCCCAAAAGCAGAGACATAGGTCTCTATCTCTTGAGTCCTAGAGTTAAAAACTCTTTGTCCATCACTTGGGGATGGATAAGCGATATCTCTTGCTGATTCATCTGCTACATTTGGAGCAAATACCTCAACTAAAGTGGATATATCAACCGCCTCAAATTCTTTAGATGCTACATTTGTGACTGCTAAGACTTGTCCTAAAGCATTCACTGAGGGTATCTCAATCCTAAAATTTTGAGAGGAGACAAGTCTTATATTTTCAAATGCTCTCAGTGTAATAGTCTTAAATCCTTCTACTAAAGTCACATTATTCCTACCATCACTAAAATTGCCTAAAACCTCAAATCTCTCTAAATTTGTAAATTCTAGCTCATTATCATTTGCATCAACTGTCCTAGTGGGTGTAAAATCGGTTGAAATAACACCATTAGAATTATATATATTATCTCCCAGTCCCGACAAATTAACAGAACCACCAAAAGCAGAGCCTATGGCTGTAAAATCTAGACTATCCCCATTGAGGGCAACATTCTCAACATAGTCCGTACTCCCTCCGCTGCCTGCCTTAAAATTTAGAAATACATTTAAAGCAACAGCAACATCCTCTTGACTTGCCCCATAAGTAGCTCCTGCTGCATCAAGCACATCATCAAAGCTGTCCACTGAACAGACAAGAGTCTCCTGCACTACATCTGTGAATGTGAAGCCCTCCCCTTGAAATGCTGCCTCGATTCTCCCAGTAGGGACTGAGCGAGTGCGGAAATCTTCATCCTCTGACTCAAAGCGCAACATTGTGCCATCTAAGTACAGCTTTACTTTTTCTAATACCATATTGGTAGAGTTGAATTGTTTTGAAATCTGTTTTTTAATTTACTGCAATCATCACAGTAGTCCTCTGGCTTAAATCCATAGACTGTGTATAGTTCTTTATTTTCGCACAGATAGAACTGCACCTCTTTTGTCAAAAATGTAATATTGTCTTTTAGTCGATCTGCTAAATACCTCATCTCATTTCCTTGAGCTGCATTTGCGTTCAAACTTGTAGGAGTCTGCACACCCATGCTAGTCATTTGAAAGTGGGTGTGAGGCAGTGACTCATTGATCAACCCCCATGCAATAAGATTAAATAGTTTTCCCTCAATAAACAGAGCCTCAAGCGCTGGATCACTAGGGAACATGATTTGCAAAGGAGGGTAAGCAGGATTGTAGCTGATATCATTAGGAGTCCTCTTGACCTTGAGCTCTTCAAAAAACTCACGGCCTATAATGTCTCTAATATATTTACTTTCTGCTAGATCAATGTAAGGCCCTAATAAAGTAGGATCATATTGAGTATCAACAGGGGCAACTCGCAAAAATCCCCCAGTCACAATCTCTCTAGCTCTTATAAAAGTGTTTCCCATTATTTGCTCCTTTTTATCCAGTTAATAAAGCGCTTAAAAGCTCCAGAGTTTTGCTGCATCCCCTCCTCAATCATGGCCTCTGCTGCCTCATCCTCAATAGCCTCATAGCCTAAAAGATCACGCCCATCATTCACAGTTAAAACTTTGTTGATGTCAAGATCTCCTTTGTAGGATACTGGGATAATATTTTTAAATCCAAGCTCAACCTCTTTAAGCCAGGGCTTATTCTCTTGATCTGCGACAGTATCTAAGTAAGGCTTTACAATCTTAGTCAAAACAGCCTGTTGTATCTCAAAGATCTCAGTATTATAGAGTAGTTCAAATTCACTCCTTAACTGCTGATTATTCCCCAACTGTCCTGCTGTGGCCTGTACCAATGACAAAGGTACACCCATCCCCACTGCAATAAATTCCTTGCATAGTGTTGCAAGCTCCATAAAATAGCCTTGGTAAGACTGCTCAAATGGTGTGAACTTAGTGACTAGATCTGGATTCTCTGAGATTTGAAAGATGACCTTAAAATCATTCCCAGTGTTGGTCATTTTATTCCTCATGTCATGGATATACTGCTCTTTTTGCTCGTCTGTCAAGTCTCCAAACATCTGCAAAAGTCCTGAAGGAGTTAAGCCATTTTGGAACTTGCTGACATTGAACTTAGCAATCCTGTACTCAAGCTCTACCCAGTGTTTAGATCCTATCCAGTCAGGCAAACCCCAAAAATAAAACTCTGGGCTGTACTGCTTGCCGTGCAACATACTTGAGTTTATTCCTGGATCAATGCTATCCTCATCATTCTCATCCAGTTCCTCTAGCTGCTCAATATAGCTATACACTTCCTCTTGATTGAATGAAGGATAAGCAGGGATATTATGTACATAGGTTGGAATATGGTCTCTCTGTGCTGCCTCTGCTCTCTCTTTAGGGCTAAGGCTTGCAAAACTATTGTTTAGGATATAAGGCACAACTCCCCAGTCCTGAGAGACACCATAAAAACGAGTCTTTAAGTCTCTTGATCTGTATGGCCTAACAAAATTAGTGTGCTGATGGCTTAAATATACAATTTTATCATCCTCTGAAGTTGGGATGATGTCTAGCTGTGCATACATATTCCCAAACTGCTTATAATCATACGCCTCTTTCCTGCATATCTCAAGCACATTATCTCCATCATGGTTGACTCTATTAAGAATCTCCCATAATTCGCCTTTTTGCTGATCTGTCAAGTCAATAGCAACCTCCTCGCCTAGTACAACTCTGTTGCTTTTTAGAGTAAATCCTTGACCAGTGGTATAGGTAGCAATTTTGTTGATCACTGCCTGAGCCGTTGCACTGTTTTGTATCAAAGCATTCAAGTGCTCAAGCTCTCCAACCTCAATGAATGGGATATAGTCATAAACGTCAAAAGCAGCTCTGTAGGTCTCAGAGGTCTCTCTATATATATCTTGAGGTCTCACAACTGGATCAATCCGACCAGTAGAGATATGGAAATTGTTATAAGATTGACTTTTGAACCTTTGCGGATCTCTTCGTCTGTTTGACATTTAGATTATTTTTTATCCTCTGAATCTTCTTTTTTTGCTCTTGGCTTTTTGACTACTGGTGCAGCTTCTTTGCAAAGCTCCCTTAACTCATCAATCGAGTGACTGAATAAAGATGTTAAGGTTTTATAGTTCTTTGGATTTTGGAGAGTGCGCTCAATGTAGAACTTAAGCTCATCTTGAGTCCATTGCTTTAGAGGCTTATCAGATAGTTGGGTTTTACCTCTCATGGTCTTAGTTGCCATGATAATAGTGTATCCCTCTGCTTGTTTGCTTACTTTAATCATTTTTTTGAATTTAAAATACAGCCCACCCAATTAAGGGCAGGCTGTTGGAGTAGAGAAAAAATTGAACTTAAGGAGCTGGAGTGATTGGAACTCCTGCCGCACCTGGTGTAAATGTCGTTTTCAACCCGTCAAGAGTAGTAGTGCAAATGATCTGCAAAGTGAACTGATTAGGATCAGTCAAGTTTGCTCCTGTCACTGTCTGAGTACCAGAACCCAAACGAGCATACAAGTCCTCTAAAAATCCCCAGGTTACAGTCTCCCCACTGTTCTCCTCATGGATGACAATGATACCACAGCAAGACTGCTTGCCCATCTCAAGTAGTAAATCTCTTACATCTTGATTCCAGCATGATCCAATGCCCTCAAAAGTTTGAGTGACTGACTGAGTACACCCATCATCTGAGACCTGCACATCTTCAGTCAACTGTTTAGTGTTAACCTTGAGTTTGATCTCATAAAAGTTTGTTCCTGTATCCATGACATAAGCATCAACCTCGCCATTTACTCCAAAAGTGATACTAACAACATCCTCTTGATTTGCTACCCATAAGCGACGGATTCCCCCTGGGCAGGTTTTTGAGCAATCTGCTCCTGCAAAGCCTTTCGTAATAGCTCCCATTTATATTGAGTTTTTTTTATTCTAAAATAGTGGAGGAGGAGCAAAGCCCCTCCATCCTTTTAATCTTCTTACTTACCCAAAGAAATCAACTGAGGGAAAACAAAGTTTGTATCAATTACATAGCTGTAATCAACATACAAAACACGAGTTCGAGGCTCAAGATACTGGCGCAAATAAGTGCTTGCGCTTGCTCCTGCTGTCATGTCAGTAGCTAGTACTAAGTTATTCAATGGAGTGTACAAGATATAATTTGCATCATCTTGGTCAAAATCAGCAGCTTGGATCTGATCCCAACGATCTTGCACCATGATAGGAATACCTCTGTAAGTTGCTGCAATTCCTGCATCTGGCTCATTGAATACTTGAATCATGCCATTGTTGATGGCGTTATCCTCTAAATAGTCAAGGATTTTCAACCACATATTCCCAGATATATAGATACGTTTTGCATTTGCATCAATCTGGCGCAATTCTGCAGGAGCTTCACGTACTACATCACGTAAAAAGTTGTAAGCTTGAGCGCCTGTGATGTCTGTGCCGCTTAATGTATCGACCACATTGCCAATAGTTCCATCAAGGATAACCTCATCCATACGAGTCCAGATCCCATCTGCCCAGTTATAGTCTGCATCTGTACTGTTTGAATCTCCAAACCATGCAACACGTTCCATATCACGACGAGCCGCAATACTTAACTGAGTATAAATAAGATCAAGTAACTGTCGCTGAATCTGTTTATTACCCATTGTAGAGTATAAAGGAGCAAGATAGTCATAGTGAGTGTTCACTAGCTCTTCATAACACCACTCCAAACCACCTTGAGCATATTTGACCTCAATGGTACGCTCAGACAAGCTAAACTTGCCAGGATACTGAGGATTGCAATGCTGTGCTTTGCGAGTGATCTTATCAAGCTGTTCCATCAACCCAATGTTCATCTTACCTGCGTGTAAGTTAGAGATGATGCGAAAAGTATTAAGCAGACCCTCATCAGTGATAGTAGGCTGCAAAAATATATCAATTGTCTGCTGTTTGTTTAAGTCTAAATTTAGACTAATATTTGTAACTGACATAAATAGTTTATTTTAAAATGAGGCAGGCCCTCCCAGCCTGCCCTCAAAAATGTTCAAAAAATGATTAAACCACAACAACGACCACCTCAGCAAAAGAGCCTTTGGCCTGTCCCTCTGTTGTAATTTCAACTTTATATGTGTAAGATCCTGGAGCAAGAGTGCCAGCATCAACAAAAGTATCAGAACCATCAGCGCCAAGAGTGCCAGTTCCTGCACTTACTCCATCTGCGAAGACTTCATAAGCAAGACCTGCGGCCGAGATAGCAAGGATATTAACATCAACTTGATCTGGGCCAACAGAGTAGGCTGCATCAACATCAATCTGGATTCCTGATTCTGTAGTGTTCAAGAACTCAGCAGTATCAACAGTGATGCCTGCTGTAAAGCTTCCAACATCAACTAAAACCTCATAAGATAATGTTCTATTATTATCATCCAAGGTCACTCCTGCTTTTTCACGATATATGATACCAATAGCAAAAGGCAAGTTATTGTTGTAGAACTGAGAGAGTGCAGAAGTATCAAGAGTCTCTGCTCCTGTAGGCCCTACATAGTCCAAAATTGCCTGTTCTCCTTTTGCGTTTGACACTACAAAGTTCAAGATCTCAAACTGATCAAAGTTGCCACTGGTCAGCTCAAAATCAACTGATGCGCCTCCAGCAGCAACAACTGCCGTAAATGTTGGGAATAGTTCTGCATGGAATCCACTAGGATCAAGCCCACGCAATTGCAAAGCTCCAGAGAACTGTTTAACACCAGGGTTAACTCTTCTTTTCTGCTGCTGCTTTTGATTTACAAGAATATTCATTTTACAATGTGTTTTATTTTCAAAAAATAGTTTTCAACTTACTTACCAAAGTAAGAGCCCAAACCTGTGACAATGGCATTACCAAAGCCTTCATGGTTGTTGGTTAAGTTATCGAGAGCCTTGTCTCTGTTGGTTTTTGCTGCATCCTCTTTGCGGCCTTTGATCGCTTGAGTCTTAGACTTATAAGCTTGAGCCTTCATTCGTGCAAGCTCTTCTTTTAAAGCTTTTACCTCATCCACTGTGTTTGTCTGCTCGACTACTGCAATGGCTGTGGCCTCCTCCTCTTTTTCTTTCATGCCCATAGACTCAGCAAGAGCTAAGATGTCCTCTTTGGTCATGTCTTCCATCTCTTCTTCTTTCTCCTCAACCTCAACAAGCTCAAAGCCCATATCCTCAGCCATTTTAAGGAGCTCTTCCTTAGACATATTTTCTTTTTTCATTTCTTCTGTTTTGTTTTCAATAATAGAATCTTCTTTTTTGTCATCATCCTCATACATGGCCTCTGCTTCTGCTTTTTGGCCTGTAAAAAATGCTTTCATGTGATTCATGAACTTAGACAAAAAGCTCTTTGACTCCTCAGCCTCAACTGGGAGCTCTGTATCATTTTGCATATCAAACTGCTTTATATAGTTCGTAAATTGAGCAGGAGTGTTTTTGTAGTTCTTCGCCATTGCAGCAAAACTGCGAGCTGTCTGCTCCGTCATATAGTCCCCCTCTGCAATACCATCAGCAAGACCAACAATGACAGCCTCCTGAGCACTAAACCACTTTTCTTCTGCCATCCATGCTCTTACTTGATCGGCTGTCTCTTCTCGGCTGCCATTGATGAGCTTATCATTAGACTCAATTAAGTCCACATAATTTGACACAATGCGGCTGTCCATAGTATCAAGGATCTTTGCCTCACTTCTTAGATCGTCAGCAGTTCCACCAATTCCGCTTGAGGGTTTATGGATCATAAAAAACGCATTATTAGTAAGCTTGCGCTTGCCTTTTGTTCCTGCTGCAAAAATCATAGTTGCAATACTACCCACTATCCCAGTCCCAATGATCTCAACCTCTGCACCATGAGCCGCAAGCATATCAGCCATAGCAAAGCCCTCGATCACAGAGCCGCCTGGACTCTTCAGGATAAGCTTAAGGTCTTCCCCCTTGCCAATATTCGCTTTAATATCTTCCATGCTCATCATCTCCTCTCCAGTCCAAGGATCAACCCCTTGACCAACTGGTTTGTCTAGATATAGCTCTGTTTTATTCTCTCTTTGTTTTTCCACTTGTTCTACTTTGTTAATGGCCCAGTTGACTCCCTCAGTGCCTCCCCAGGCATCCCACATGATGCGTCCACAGTTGGCCTGCCCATCAGCAGCCTCATAAGGATCATTTTTATACTGCTTGAATCGCTGAAAATTAGCCATTCTTTTGACTGTATCAAAGCTAATATCTTTGCGATCAGCTAACTGCCTAGCACGAACCCAGCCCACTTGAGTGCCACATCCGCCCTTATCATCATTCTCCTCCTTATAGTCAATAGCCCTCTGAGCGTTTGCGCTTGCGGCTTTTGGGTAGTCGTTGAAAGTCTCTGCCATATTAAGAATATATACTACAATAATACACCCGAAAAGGGCTGAAATACTGCAAAGGTCTGCACAAAATTATACATTGAACCTCCTTTTGTGGACTAGATCCCACATAGTCCTGACAGATACATCATATTTAGCAGATAACTGGTGTATCAATGAGGCTCTGCTCTGATCATTATACTGCTCAAAGAACTCTTTGACAGCTAGATACTGCTTGAGCCTCTTAGATTCTAATAGATTTGACTCAATTAGATAAGATGCAATATTCTCAATAGTCAAGTACTTGCCATTCATTGCATCACACAAAGCCTCTGTAAGTTCCTTTTTAATTTTCTCCTTTTCCATCTTCTAAATTTAGTCCGTATTTTTCATAAGTTTGTGCTGCTAAAAATAATCTATGTTTGACTTGCTGCATACAATATCCACAAGTCTGCGTTCCACTCCATCCCCTTGCTAAATAGGTAGTGTATAGCTGAAAAAGATAGTTTGTATTTTCATGGCCCTTGATGAGCCTCATGGTCTTCCTAAACCAAGGCAACATTGATACAAGCTGCTCCCTGTGCTCCAAAGGGATCAAATAGAATTTTTCCTCTAAGTCATTCATCAGTCTAAAATTGTACGTTTTTTAATGCGCTCTTGATTCTCTCTATCCTCATCTAAATCATCAGTGACTAGGATAACCTCTTGAGCATTTATGATACCAGCCAAAGTCCCTGCAAGCGCTTGCACAGAGTCAGCTTGGACTGTGTTTATATTTGTAATTGTAGGAGTAGGAGAGACACCCCCAATAAATCCACCCTCTGCAAATTTCTTGGAGTTTATCCGATTAAGCAAGGGCAAGTTCTTTGCAGTCGCTCTCTTATTTACAATAAACTCCCCACCCTCAGCCTCAAAACCTACTTGGCCACCTACAGCAAATTTCACACCCCCTTGACTGTGAGAAGGCCCTTGAATGACTCCACCATCTTGAAACTTCTTAGATGCAATGGCTGCTGTATTTGCTGCACTCAATGCACCTACTGCAATGACACTAGGCAAATTTAAGGGGAATCCTGGAGGAGCTGCCGCTGCTCTAGTTACTGCCAATAGCCCTTGGATAAGTGACTCAGTCACTGCAATTTGCTTGTCTCTCCTTGCTGATCTTTGTGCTAGGTCTTCTTTTTGTTTTTCAAGCTGCTTCTGTTGGTTGATCTCATTAGCTGCTTGCTGCTTTAAAAACTTCTTGCGCAAGCCAGTTGCATTCTCTGCCTCTGCCTCCAGTTGTGCCTGTCTGTCCTGCGATCTTTGCAGCGACTTCTCAAGCTGTGCCTCTTGTCTTGAGTCTAGTGAGTCAAGGACATTATCAACAGCAGTGAGCCCAGTGCTCACAATATCAGCAACTTTGGAGATGTCTGCAATAATCTTTTTAAGTCGCTCATCTCCCTCAGCTCTTGCATTTTCTGTCTGCTGTCGCTCTAGGTCACTCAATTGAGTGTTTAGCTCTTGTCTAGCTTGCAAGATGGCATCATACTCCTCCTGCTTAATCTTTACCCCTGCTGCTGCCTCTGATTCTAGAAAAGCCTCTTGATCATTCAGGGCTTGCAGCTTATTTCTAGCATCAAGTATCTGATCAATGATTTTGCGCTCTGCCTCTACTCTGATGGCCTCAGCTCTTGCGGCTGCATCCTCCTCCTGAATAAGCAGCCGATTAAGAGACTCTTTGCTCTTAAGCTCTCTCTCTCTAGCTTGCTCATCAATAAAATTAAGCTCTTCACTAAGTAGCTGATCTCTAAAAGCTCTCAACTCTGCTGCTGCTGCTCTTGCTTTTTCTAGCTCCTTACTCTTAAGCTCATCCTGTAGGGCTTGAAGTTGCTTTGCCTCCTCTCTCCTTAAGTTTAGGATGATTTGAGTCTGCTGCTGTTCGATCTGGATAAAGTCCTCCTGGAACTCTTGACGAGACTGCAAGACCTCTCTGCTGCCCTCTCCAAATATCTTGATAAGTTCAGACTCTCTTTTGGCTTGCTCATCTGTCAGCTTTTTATTGCCTGCCTCAATGGCCTCAACTTGTCTATCAAAATTAAGTTCAATCTCTGCCTCTCTTCTCTTGCCCTCGTCTTCAATGGCCTTGATACGCTGGTCTATTAAGCGAGCATTAAGGTCAGCTAGTAGCGCAGCTCTTTGCTTCTCTCTGTTTAGTTCGTCTTGAGCAAATTTGTCACGGGCTTTGCTCAGCTCTTCTGCTGCTTTGATCGCTGCATCTCTTTGCTTCTTTGCAGCCTCAAGGTCTCGCTGTGTTTTTGCTTGTATAGCTTTAAGGTCTGCCGCTTTTTCTGCTTCTGCTTCTGCTTTTTCTGCTTCTCTTGCAGCATTCGCTCTAGCCTCTGCAAATGCTTCACTGTAAGCCTCGCCCAAACTTCTCCCATCACTCAATATCTCTTTTCTTCGTTTTCTAAGCTCCTCAACTTGATCTTGAGCCGCTTGAGAGAATATTCCCTTGACTTTAGCAGATAAGATCTGAGCATCAATGATCAACCCCTGAAAGAAGTTAGAGAAATTAGTACCTAACTGCTTCAATGCTGCCACAACTCCTGCAAAAATAAAAGGCAGATCTACAAAGATTTGTCTTACCCTCGCTATCTCATCAAATATGGCTGCAAATAGCTTTTGGAGAAATGGTACATTTTGTATTAAGCTAGTGATCCCATCCACTAAAAATGTGATACCATCTGCTACAAACTGCAATACTCCTGCAAGCCTCTCAAAAGTTCCTGCTATCAAGCTGCTAATAGTCACAGCCTCCTCTCCCTCTTTTCTAAACTGTTTAAAAGAATCAAATAACCTCCCAACAGCCTGCCCTGCTTTTTGAAATGCAGATACAACTGGTCTAAAAATATCAATAAGATCAGCCAAAACTTTAAAAAGTACAGTCTGGACAGTTGCCGCAATGCCCTTGAAAGTATCAGTAACACCCTGCAAGCGCTTTGCAACCTCAACTTGACTCTCTGCCAGCTCTTTATTTCTAGCCAAAAGCTCTCCATTGCGCTCACTAAAATCTGTGACTGCTCCACTGGCATCCTCAAACGCTTCAGGATACTGCTCAATGCTACTCAAAAACTCCTCATTATTAGCTACACCCTCAACAAGTCTGCCCTCAATTTTTGCAAGAGCCTCATCAAACCCAATCCCCAACTGATCAGCTAGAGCTCTTGCGCTCTTTGCAATACTTTCGCTATCTACTGCAAAAGTCTCACTTAATGCTGTGGTCTGTGCTGTCAATTTATTAAGCTCCTCCCCAGATACTTGAGCAAATCCTGCCACTGCTTGACTGGTCTCATTGATCTTGTTGATAAACTCATCCAGTTGCTTAATCCCTTGGGCTATAAATTTAGCCGCCTGAAAAGCTACAAAACCACCAAGCAAAGCCTTACCAAATAGGTTGAGTTTTCCGTTGGCCTTTGTCACAAACTTAGATAAGCGAGTAAAGGAGCGCCCACCTAATCGCTCAAGCGCCTTGCCATAATCTCCAACATTCCTTTGATTTTGACCAATGGACTTGTCTAGCCCCTTGAGCTCAGAGTCTAGTCCCTTGATCTTTCTAGTAAGGTCTTGCCCTATCTTGCCCTTTCTCTCCTCAGCAGATAAGTTTTTAAAAGACTTGCGAGCTGCTTTAAGTTGCTCATTGAGATCAAAATAAGAGCCTTTTTTGAACTTAGCAGCATTTGCTTGCTTAATGAAATCCCTCTGCTCTTTTCTT